TCATTTTTTCTATAGCCATTTTTTCTAACACACTTTTTTTTGTTTTTAATAAAATATTCAAACAATATTCTAAACCTTTTAAATTAACATTAATAACAGGTAATTTTACACCATAAAGTTTTTTGTGTATTTCTTCTAATAATTTATTAATATTAACTATAACTATACAACCTAAAGATAAACCTTCTAAAGTAGTCTTATGAAAACTACCTGTTTTACATTCATCTATTATAATATGACAATCTCGTTTCCTATTAATACACTCTGAATAACTTATTCCATGTTTTACATCTATTATTACATTTGGAAATATCTTATGAATTTTATATAATATCTGTAAAGTCTCGGGATAACCCTTGTCATAATACTTATTATGTCTAATAGTCGTTGACGGATAATACCCTATCTTTATTTTCTTATTAAATATTATTTTCTTTTCATTAAAAAAACTATTTCTAACAATACTACACCCACGATACTCTTTCAAAGTACAATGATACTGATTTAATACTAACCGATAATAATCCACAGGAACCCTTAAACTAACTCCAGATGGTTCACTATGGTAATGTATTATCTTTTTTACATTTTTTTTATTTAATAAAGAAGATTTTAAATATTTATTGTGAAAATGAACTATTACTCTTTCATCTTTATACTTCTTTAACAAAAAATTAAGAATTACAGGCTTATTATTTACAAAATGTAATATATATTTTTTGTTATATTTTTTGTTATATTCTTTGTTATATTTCTCCAATATCTTAAATATCTCATCGGGAGCATTTGCTAATCTACTAAATTTATAAAATACTATTATCGTCTTCATTATTTTATAAATTATATATTTTCAACTATTTAGACTTCAAAATTAATCTTTATACTTTTTGATTTTTATTTTTTTAAATTTTTTATAATCATTACTTTTTTTATATTTAATTTTTTTAATTTTATAATTATTATCTATTTTTTCTTTATTTTTTATTTTCAAAAGTTTAAATTTATCGATAATCCACATTTTTTATTATATATAACAAAATGTTTATATAATAATCATTTTTATTTATTAAAAATATATTATAAATTTAAACTATTTTTTTTGTTTAAAGAAACCTTCTTTTCTTGATTTACTCATTAGAGTTAAGTGACTCAAGAAAAGAAGGTTTTTTCGTTTCCGTTTCCTCTTCCTCAAAGTCTAACATCCTACCCTTCTTTCTTTTTGTACCACCCTTCGGTGGGTAGAATTTTATAAGTTTAGAGAGAATCTCTATTTTAAGAAGGTCAGCTTCTTTTTTTGAGATCCTTTCTTTTGTATCCTTATTCATCTCATATATTTTCAAGAGACGATTTGGGTTCTCTACGAAGACCCCCAAATTTTCACAGAAGATTGGAGGGGAACGATTCGTCCTCTCGTTTTTTTTAGCCTTATTTGGATCAACGAAGGTAATATCAATTACCTTTTTGTTTTTGATCCAAAAAGATAAGCCTTTGTATCGGAAGCCGTTATTTTCCGCGAATTCATTCATTTTTTCTTCGAGTGAAGTTTTATCCCCAATGACGAAAAGGTCAATGTCATTGGGTGATAGTTTTTTTATATTGTGTATCGTGGAATAGTAATCCACGGCCAATGACCCAGTAAGTATTATCTTATCACCGGGAATCCGGTTAATTATGGGTAGATATTTCTCCATTTTTTCTACAAAGGGACCACCAACATCATACTTCTTAAACTATTTTGTTTCAATTTTTTTTATAAAATTAAAAAAAAACTTTAACGGTTTAAATTTTTTTATAAAATTAAAAAAATCTTTAATTCTTTAAATTCTTATTTAATAGGATATATACTTGGTTTTTTAAACCCTTTCCATTTTATATTATAAAATTTTTTACCGCTTACCCTATACATTTTAGTCTTAAAATCTATCGTGTACTGTGTTTTTTTTGTAATAAGTCTTTTTGCTACTTTTCTTTGGATTATTTCTTCATACTCATTACCGTTACAATCTACGAGTGTTACAATCCATAAAGGACCACTGTTATGATTCCCATAATCACCGGTAGTATGATGGACTATCTTTATTTCAACCATTTAGTAATTATTTTTTATCTATTAATTTTTTTATCAATTTTTATAATATCCTATAATAAACATCTTTATCCTTTTTATCTATTTCAACAATCGTAGTTGAAATAATCTTTTTTAATAAATTAGAGTCTCCATTTTTATCAAGTTGTATTATATTAAAATCTTTATTAATATTAATTTTAATATGATTTTTATTATATATCATAATATTAAATATTAAAGATGATTTATTACACCCAGTTACATGTATTTTTTTTTCAGGGTCTTGATATTTTTTAAATAATTTCATAGTAATTGGAAATGCTGAAGACTGAGTACATATCATCGTTATCTCTCTTAAAAAATTAGTATGTCCTATCTCCTTATAAAAACTCTTAAAGTCTTCTATTTTAATATCATTTATATAACATTTAATCCTTGGAAAATCAACTTGAAATTGCTTTTTCAATATATCATCTGTTCTATATGTATTTTTTAAGCCTTCTAAAAATGTTTTAATATTTTCTAAATAATATTTATGATTATTATATTCTAAATTTATTTCTTTTGTTTTAATATTTATTATTACTATATCGTCTCTATCTAGTAAATATTCATAATCTACTAAAGACCAACTCATTCTTTGTATAATATACATTTAACTATTATAATTATAATTACTTGTAACCACTTGGAGGCCACATTCCACCATATGGATAAATTCTTTTTGTAAGGTCTTTTACAGTATCTTCAAAAAAAAGGGTATTTAATCCACATCCTATAATTTCTTTTATTATAATAGAACGATTCTGTAAAAATTTTACCAAAACATCATTATTATTATTGTCTAAAAAATACAATATATCTGGATTATTAATGATATCCACATCTAATGTAATCGCATTATCGTGATAAATACGCTTTTCTTGTCTTAAATAACAAGAATGTTTTCCATCTGTATCCTTTGGATAATATTTAGAGGGTAATTCATGTCCACAACCAGTTATTAAAACTCTCTTCGTTGATGAATATTTTTTAAAAAATGAATTTTTAACAAAGAAAAAAGTATTATTATCACCAACTTTAACATATTTTTTAAAAATTTCTTTTGGTATTTCTTTTATTTCTTTCTTAAATTTTTTAAAAAAATCTTCTTTTGATAATTTTTTATACCCAAAAACAACATTTTCATACTTAATATTGCTTAATTGAAATTTTAAATACTCTTCCATAGTAAGAACTCTTCTCCATTTATTATTCCTTTTAGTCTTTTTTGACTTTTTAAGGTGATTTTTAATTATTTGAGAGGTTTTAGTTATTTGAGGGGTTTTAGTTATTTGGGGGTTTTTGTTTTCCATTTCTCTTTAAAAACTATTTAAAATATTATTCATAAAAATATCATTTTTTTTAATTTATTTTAATGACTTTTACTTTTGGTCTTGAATAAAATACCTTTAACGATAAAGCAAAAAGTATTAATATATTAAATATACCTACAAAATTAAAACTTGTAAGAATATTAATATAATTTGAACTAAAATTTGTTTGATAATAAATGTCTAAAACAAATAATATACAAACAAATAAAGTTAAAATTTTTTCAATCAAAAGTATATATTTGTTTTTATCAACCAATTTCTTTCTCAAACGGTTAATTCGTGATAATAGTTTTATTTTTTCATCTTCAATATTATCAAGGTCTTTATAACTTTTAGTAACCATAGTATCTAAATCCTTATTTGATTCTTTCAAAATTTCAAGTTCTTTTTTAACTTTTTCATCTTCAATATGTTTAAAATACAAGCAAGATTTATAAAAACCTTCTTGGTTATAAGATGTTCTTTTTTTCTGTAAATCAACAAGGGTAAGATTTTTATACTTATCTTTTTCAGAGAAAATTTCTTTTTCTTCAACTTCCTTGATATATTTAATAATATTATTGAAGTTTTCTTCTTTTAATTCTTTTTTACCAATATTCTTGTATAAATTAATTAAACTCTCTTCGTGAATTTTTTTATCACTTAAATCAATCTTGACATCTTTTTTCGTCATATTATTAACACTTATATACAGTAAATAAAATTCAAATAATCATTTTTTTTAAACTGATAATTTTTTAATAATCCACGACTGAATTTCTTTTCTTTTTTTTTCTAATAAAATATTAAGTGCTTTTATTATATTTTTATCTTTATTCTTATTTAATGTGTATAACAAATAATATATACAATATAACTCATCTTTATCATAAATATCTGTTATTTTAATAAATACACTATCTATATCTTTTTCTTCAAACTTATTCTCTTCTATTCTATCTGAAAGTATAAATTTATATAATTTTAGTAATTCGGTAATATGATTATTTTTTTTAGAACTATATGTTTGGATTAATATATCAATACCTTTTAAAGACATTGAAATTAATAACTGGAATAAGTTATTATTTTCATTTGTTATTTTACTTAATTTTTGCTTATAAAATTTTGAAAATAATTTACACGAATTAAAAATATAAAATAAATCGTGAAATTTATCATCTTGATACCAGCGTATAATACTTTGTGATATATCTGGTTCTTGTAAATATACATTATTATTAGCTATTGATACTTTTGTGTTAACAGGCAATACTGATAATATTGATAATTGTATCATCGTCTGTAAAGGTTCAAGAATAGTATCCAATTTATCATTCTTTCTTTTTAAAAATTTTACTCCTAAATTAAAAAAAATGGTATTGATATTATCCATTTCAATATATCCTTATTAACTATTTTTATATTTATTTTTTAATTCAATCTTTGTTTTTTTCGTCTGGGAGTTAAACTTTGTCCACAGATTCCAATTGGTGTGAAATCTAAGCGTCGTATAGTTGATTCATAAACCACCGCATTTTCCCTCGTTAATTTTGGAAGCTCTGTTGGAAGCTTAATCGGAGCTTTTCCATCGTGAATAGAGGGTGTTTTTCCCCGGGGGGTGGAACACAAAACCATTTTTACATTTATATAAATGTATTTCTTATACAAAATAATCAATTTTTAATATATAAAGATAATATATTATCAATTTATTCAAATATGAAATTAAATAGTAAAAAAGAAGTTAATACATATTTTTCTATAAATAAACATCGTCGCCAAAGAGCAAGGCGTCGTTTAAGAAAGAAGAAGAAAATACTTCGCAGAATGCTATTGGAAGAGTCTAGAAAAAATTAAAATAGTAACTATTAATAAATAAAACCTATAATAAATAAAACCTATAATAAACTCAAAATATATTTTTCAAGTTTAATTTTAGAGTTATATTTTTTACACGAAAAAGAAATAAATGAATAATTATTATGAATAATATTTATTAAAGAAGAATTAACTTTTAGTTTTTCTTTAATAAAATCTTCATATTTTCTACCATTAATATCTGAACTACTTTTTAGACAAACCCATTTTTTTTGATGATTTTTATTTTTAAAAAATGACTTACGACATCGTATATAAGATATTGGTTTAGATGAACTAGTCTCTATATTTTCTTTATCAAAAATAACATAATTAACAATTTTAATATCAATATTATTAATTATTTTTTTAATATCTTCGTTCTTTATGAAACCAGAAATATGTTGTTTTTGCTGATAAAAAGTCCATATACCAAACTCATCGTTGTTATATTTTTCAAAAAATATTTTACTTAAAAATGGTTTATATTCTTTCGTAATAAAACCACATTTGTTTATGTTTATTAAATCTTCGGTTATTAATTTTGAATCTCCACCAAGTAATCTATTATAATAGTCTATTAATTCTTTTTTATCTTTTTCACTTTTTATAATTTTTTTATTTTTTAATTTATTATAAAAGAATAACATTTCTTTTTTATTTTTTATTCCTATAAAACTAATATTTTCCTTCTTAGTCTTAATTTTATCAATAATTTCTTTTTTAAATTTTTCAATATCTACACTTGTAATTGGTGTAGAATCCATCTTTTTTAACTATTTTATTAAAGATAATATAAATATTATTAATCATTTTTTATTATCATT